GGTCATGGAAGAGAGGGTTGGGGTTTGGGGGCGTGGGTGCCCTTGGTCAAGATGCTTTGCGTAGGATGCGGTCGAGGTCGGCCTTGCGGTAATGGGGGACAGGTCGCGGGGTGCGGAAGACCTTGCGGGCGATGTCCATGCCGTCGATGCGGTATTGGAGGCCGCGGACGGTGCGTCGCTTCTTGCGGGCATACTGCGTCAGCGTCACCCATCCGTCCGGGCTTTTGAACTCTTCGAGGGCGAGCGCAGCTTCAAGCGCCTTGGGCCACGTCTTGAACTTAGGCGACAGGCGATACATCAGGCGGTTGTGCTTGATGCGTCGTTCTTCGGCGAAGCCTGCCTTGACGATGCGGGCGACCGGGCCGCGAACACCGGCGAGGGTCTTCAGGCCAAGGAGAGGCACGATGTCCAGTGTCCTGATCCAGCCGTCGAGTCCTTGCCCTGGTGCGGACTTAAGGGCCTCGAGCAGCGCGTGGGCGTCGAAGCGCTTCATCTGGCCTTCGGGGTGAACACCTTGAGGTCGGTGGTCCAGACCCAGCGGGAGCCGACGCGGTGGACGAGCCAGACCTTCCAGTCCTTGCCGTCGACCCAGCCAGCGGCGAAGCCTGAGCCCCAGCGGGAGGTGGCGAGCCTGTGCGATGCGTAGGCCATCGCGTCCTTCTGGCAGAGACAGCCGGCGGAGAACGCGGCCCCGCCTTCGGCCTTGGTCAGGTTGACCTGGGCAAGCGTGTGCGTGTGTCCGTGAATCAGTGCGCCGCCGCGGTCGGCGTAGTGCTTGCCCTGCTCTGCGGTGGCGTTGAGGCCGTGGGCGTAGCCGTGGATGAAGGCGACCTGCCCTAGGCGGTAGACGCCCTTCTCGGCGTGGTAAGGAAGGATGGTCTTGGCCCCGCAGCTCTTCGCGGTGGTCTTGATGCGGGCCTCTAGGTCGGCGCAGTAGTCGCGCACCAGGGCGGAGCCTGAGGTATGTTGAAGGGCGGTCGCCCGGTGTTCGTGATTGCCCATCAGGTAGACGGTGGGCTTCGTGCGCTCGAGGAAGGCTTCACCGGCCTCGATGTCCGAGATGAGGGACTCAGCGCCTTCGGCATCCTGCCCGGCTCCACGACGAAGCGATCGGAAGTCGAAGCAGTCGCCGAGGTGGACGCGGACGGTCGGTTTGTAGTCTTTGATGAACTCGCAGAGCGCCTCGACGGCGTTCTCGTCGGCCATGTCGCCGTGGTTATCGCCGAAGGCCACGAAGCGGGTCGGGGTGCTCACTTCGTTGAAAGGTATGGGATGGGCTTGCCGGCATCGAAGGCCGCCAGCATCTCGTCACGGCGGGTGCGGGCCGTGGTCAGGTCGCCGCCGATGTTCTCGACGATGTCCTTGCCGCGACGACGCAGGCGGAACCAATAGCAGTCGCCCAAGCGCTGAAGGTGGTGGTTCGGGTTGTCCTTCACGTTGCGCTCGGACTTACGCTGGCCGTGGCACACGGTATACTTCGGGCAGGCGAGCAGGAAGGCCACGCGCTCAGGGGGCAGGCCGACCTTGCGGGCCCACGCCAGCGTCTCAGGGGTCAGAGTCTCCATGACTTGGCGAGTAGCCGGCCCTCCGACATGATCTGGTTACGGGCGTCAGGCTTGAAGATATACTCCTGGTCGAACAAGTGGGCGGCGCGTATCTCGGCGATGCTGTCGAGTTCTTCGTCGTTCGCAGGGCCGACGCCGGCGGTCGAGACGTAGACAGTGCGGACCTTCCAGCCTTTCTCCCAGAGGATGTCCTGGCAGACGCGCAGCTCGTTGATGTAGCGCCAGTCGGAGCAGACGACCGTCTCTGGGCTGACCTGATCGTGGTGCTTCATCACCGGGCACCAGTTGGCGAAGTGGCGGGCGAACACGTCCTTATCTAGGCGCCGTGCGAACTTGCCCGCGTGAACGAGGAAGTCGCGGTTGTCGCACTTGAAGTCCTCGCGGAAGAAGTTCCCGTCTAGCCCCAAGTAATCCATGTAGTGATTCGCGGCCTCCTTGAGGGCGTCGGCGAAGTTGATGTGCTCGGCAGGGCGGGTGGACCACTCGAGAAGCCCGGAGGCGAGAGTGTCCTTCCCGGCCCTAGCGAACCCGGAGATCAGCACAAGGGTCGGTGCGGCCATGGGCGTGGGTGCCTCGGTCATGGACTAGAAGGGCGGGGCTTCGGTGTGGGACTCAGGCACGATGGGCTTCTGGCCGCCCTTGGGGAACGTCAGCTTGTATTTGAACTGGGGCTTGCCGTTCCACTCGCCGTTCGGGATGGCTTCCACGCCGATTAGGCAGGTCTTGCCGCAGGCGGGTTCGATGTACTGCATGAACTCGGCAGGGGTCGCGTCCAGGCGCAGCTCTTCGGTGAACTTGCCGGAGAACTTGCCGATGAGCATCGCGAGGGGCTTGCCATACTTGGAGCCGTAGGACTTGCTCAGGCAGTTGCCCTGGTCGTCGAGGAAGAACAGGCGGGCGGAGGATGTGCCGTCCTCGTTGTGCTTCACCTTCTCAAACTTCGGCTTGATGAGCTTCAGTTTGTAGGTGCCGTTCACTTCGATGGACTTGAGGGGCGGGCGGTCGTTGTTGGATTCCATGGTGGGAGATTAGGCAAAGGAGATGTTGGTCGCGGCGCTGGGTTTGGCGGCGAGGTCGATGGTGGTGATCTCCTTCTGGTAGCCGGGCCACTCGCCCGAGGCCGTGCACTGCTTGTAGAGGGCCAGCGCACGCTCAAAGTCGAAGGCGGCGTTCGTCATCAGTTCAGGGCCAAGCTCATACACGGCGGTGGCATAGGGCGGCTCCTTCTCGACGGCGATGAAGCGGAAGCCGAGGACGCGGCACTTGTAGGCGGCCTCGACGGCGTGCCGATAGAAGTAAGCCTGGAGGTTGTAGCGATACTTGCGGACGGCGGACAGGAAGCCTTGGGGGCTGGCGTCTTCGCAGGTCTTAAGGTCGTAGATGTAGCCGTCGTCGGAGATGCCGTCGATTGCACATTTGACCAGGGTGTCACCGAGGAAGGCCGTGAACATGACCTCGGTCTTCGAGAGGACGATGCCATGCTCCTTCATGCAGCCAATCGCGGCGTTCGAGACAGCGTCGACGAGCGCGCCTTCATCGGCGGTCAGGATGGCCTTGCCTTCGTTGGCGGTGACGAACTCGGCCCACTCGGCCTTGCCTTCCTTTGTGCGCTTGTCGACATCGGGGGCGATGGCGTGGGTGGCGTTGTAAGCGTCCAGCCCTTCGAGGGCGAGCTTGTGGACGGCGGTGCCGACCCGGAGAGCCTTGGACTCTTCGCGGGTGCGGGCGAGATACGCCTGGTAGTGAGCGGGGGACTTGAGCAGTTCCTTAGCGCCGCTCTGGTTGAGCGCTTGGATGCCGTCATAGATGACGCGTTCGGTGATGAGGTCGGGCATTGGTATTCGGTGTTTGGTGTTCTGTATTGGTTGGTGGGAAAGGTCAGAGAAGGGCGATGATGGCCTTAGCCTGGTCGGGCCGGCGGCGTTCGATGGCGGTCAGGCACATCGTCGAGCCGACGGCGAAGCGGGAGCAGGCGACCGGGCGGTTGCCGTAGGTCTTGCACTTGCCGGAGCCGGACAGGTGCGGGCATCGGCTGGGCAGTTCGGCGAAGGTGCGTCCGACGATCTGGAAGACCTCCCCGCGAGCGGAGTAGAACTCGGTCGTGGTCGGGCTCGCGTCGATAGGCAGGAGGATGCTTTCACAGCACGCTCCCTTGCAGAGTTCACAGGCTGTCATCTTCGGGGCTGGACTCTTCGACGCTGGCAGAGATACGGCGGACGTCCTCAAGGGCTTTCTCCGCGGCGTTCTCCATCGTCTCGAGCGTGTTCCGAAGGACGCGCAGCTGAACGACCAGGACGTGCACGCGGTCATGTAAGGGCTTCACGGCGGCGGCCTCATCAGCCGTCTCGATGTGATCGGAGAAGACTTGCAGCTCGGTGATGGCCGAGCGGTTGAGGTCGGAGAGCGTGATGATGTCGGCGTCGTGCTGTTCATAACGTCCGGCGATATGCTGGACGGTGGCAAGCGAGCCGGTGATGTTCTCCACTAGGCGCTTGATGTTTTCGCGGTTGGTCATCGGTTGAAGGCAAGTTCCTTTATTTCCCCGCTCGGGGCAAGCGTGAAGAAGCGGACTTCGGAACGGGCGAGCGACGGGTAGGTCTTGCGCTTCCATGCGTTGAGTTCCGTAAGGTAGTCCGCGTGCTTGCGGGACGTGAGCTCGACGTAGGGGAAGCCGTCGAGGAAGAGCAGGAGGGCGTATTGGCCCGGGACGGTCTTGGCGATCGTGAGGATGCCTTTGGGGGTAGCGTGGGTGCGGTCCATTTGTTGAGGGAGAAAAGGTAGTCCCAGAGAGACTTAGCCATGGCGAGTTCAATCGCCACAAGGCCGGCCTCCGCATGGGTCAACCCGCGCTTAGTGTAGCGGGTGTTCCTCATGCTCGGGCCGCGTCCGGTCATTTGCCGAAGCGGGCTTCCTTCCACTTGGCGACCGTGGCGGTCATCACGGCGCGGGAGATCTGGCAGGTGATCATGCCGGTGCCAAGGATGTCCTCCATGACGCGGGCGAGTTCGTTGCCAGCGTAGCGGAGTTCGCCGATGGTCTGGGCTTGGTTCTCGCAGCGCTTCTCGGCACGGCGGCAGGCGTCCGCCCAGACCTCTTCGTTGTTAGGCATGGTTGCGGGCCTCCTGCCACTCGCGCATGGCGTCCATGACTTCCTCGGGAGTGGTGAGTTGGGCGTGGCGGAAGCAGTAGGCCAGGGCATCGCCGGCCTCGCGCAGGGTCTCGAGGCGTTCCTCGAGCTGCTTGATGCGGGCGTCCTTGGCCGCGTTGAGGTTGCCCTGGTGCAGGGC